AGGAACAGGATCTTCTGCTTCCTCGTTAGCTCTTAAATTTAATATACATTTTTTACCATCTCTACTTATTAGTTCAACTGAACCTGTATTATGGATAGGTGCAATAAAAAAATCTAGTTTACCTGACTTATAAAGAGCAAGTGTATCTTCTTTAAACTTCATAAGTAAATTAAATTGATCTTGGTAGTCTGAATCAGGTAAATTTTGCTCTACTATATGCAGAAACTTTGTCATACTAGTATTTATGTGTAAAGAGCCATTTTAGTTTGGATAGATTTAAAATAGGTATCGTTTAAAAACTTTAAGTTATTGGTTTTTAGGAATCTCTTAAGTTTTTGCAAATTTAAGTTTAAAGCATCAGGAACTTTAAGCTTATCTAAAATTACTATCGATTCAGCATCCTTATTAATAGCTAATTTGTAGAATATGTAAATATCAAGTTCGTTATTAATTACAGTAACCGGCAGTATATTACTAACCTTATTAACCATATATAAATCATGCGATTCTACTACCTGTGATGTATCATGGTATACAACAACTCTATAATTGGTTTTATTATTCCTTATAATCTCGCACAAATTATATATAAAGAAATTGTAATATAGATTCTTTATATCTTTCTTCCTAAACTCACACTCTAATCCTATATCAATACAAAACTTAACTGTATCTTTATGTGCTATATCAATTATTATACTAGAACTTATTAATAATATATTATAATTAGATAGTATAAGATCTATCATTATAAAACAATTGTATACAAGTTCGTTATTAGTGCAATAAGACTATTTTTAACTTTTTATCTTAAATCTGCATAGCCTACAGTTAATAATACCGTTATAGTAGTCATCTCTAAACAATACATCACATTCAAATTGCATTTTAGCCTCAAAATATGCAAGCTCAGCCTTTGACTCGCACCACTTAACAATTTTAAAGGTAAATTTATCTTTACCATATAACTCAATATCTTTATTAAGCTCTAATGATGATGACGTGTATGATTTCCAATCGGTTTCTACAATTTCATGTCGCTTGTTCTTCTTACCTTTTAGTGGCTTACGCTTAAACACCGACAAACACTGCTTCTTACCAATATACTTCTTGTTAGTTACGTTATTTGATATAACATATATAAAACCATAAGGTTGATGATCACTTTCAAGAAGTAATTCTGTAGTCCAGTGTCCTGTATCTATCACAATGAAGTATTAATGACTCGTTTCCTCTTTTTCGACTTCTTTTTAGATCTCTTTCTCTTTAAAATAGTAGGTATACCAGAACGACGTTGTATAGTCTTACCACCCTTTGGAACTCTTGCATCACCACGTGCATAAAAGTCTGATGAATTTATATTAACAGCTGGATCAAATCCTCCTTCTGAAGTACCGAGTGCACCTCCCGTCGAAGTATCTTCTTCTAAAATATTAATAAAGGCTTTTTCAAACTTACTTGTTGAGTCCATCTTATATATACTTATATTGTATGATGAGCATCATGGAAAGATATATCGAGGAGATTAAGCAGGATCTCATTGTTAATGATTTTAATATTAAAGAGGTACAGCTTAGATTACCTTCAAGAAAGCATTTTTGGGTAGCTCGTCTTATTGATGCAAAGATTAAACGTAATAACTTACTAAGAGATAAGAAGAGTCTAAAGAAAGATATATCAAAGCGTATTGTAGAGCTAAGTCCTATCAAGATGACCTCGGTAACAGCTGATATTGCAGCAGAGAGCTCAAAAGAGATTGAAGACATTAATGATCAAATTAGAGAGTTCGATTATATTATTGAATATCTCGAAAAGGTAGAGAAGATATTCGCTAGTATGCATTGGGAGATACGAAACATCATACAGATTAACCAGTCAGAACAAGCCTAAGTGATAATTAAGTTTGACTACAAGCAGACAACAGATAAACTTACCTTTATCTGTGACGATAGTGATGTGTTTACTCAAGTAAGAGAGCACTTTAGTGTAGACAATAAGGGAGCTGTATTTGCTCGTCGCCGTGGAATGTTCGTAGCTCGTAGAAAGTATATTATAACTCCTACTGGTACATGTGATCTAGGAATGTACTGGGATATAAGAAAATATCTCATACAAATTCAAGTAGTTGCTGATATATCTATAAGTGATAGTCTGCAAAAAGTATTAAATAGTAGTAACGATTTCACTCTTAGTGGTGACTTTAAATTATCTCTAAGAGATTATCAAAGAGAGGTAATAGTAAAGGCTCTTAAGTTTGGTAGAGGGGTTTGTGTGTTAGGTACAGGTGCTGGTAAGACGTTTATTACAGCTGCTCTTATAGAGAGCTTTTTTAATAACAATAATAATAAAAATACATTTAAGTGTTTATTAATTGTACCTGATTTAGGTCTTGTAACTCAAACTTATAATGAGTTTTTAAATTGCGGTGTAAACTTTAAGACTACTAGATGGACCGGTAGTATAACTCCAGACCTTACTGCTAATGTAATAATATGTAATACTGGTATTCTGCAGAGCAAGTTTGAGGATAATGACTTTCTTAAATTCGTAGATCTGCTAATTGTTGATGAATGCCATAAGGTAAAGTCAGGTAACGAAATCACTAAAATTGTATCTAAGATAAAGACGAAAAACAAGTTTGGCTTTACAGGTACACTACCGGAAGAACAAATAGATAAATGGAATATTATTGGTAAATTTGGACCAGTTATTTTCGAAAAGTCTAGTTATGAATTAAGATCAGAACACTTTCTTGTCAATGTACAAGTTAAAATACTAGATATTACTTATAAATGTAAGCCATTAAGGTTAACTGATAATGAATATCGAGATGAATTGTCATTTATATACGATAATAAATATCGTAATGAGGTTATTGGTACTATCTGCAAGAGACTAAACAACAATACTCTTGTACTTGTTAATCATCTAGCTCATGGTGAGTCAATGTTTAATTACCTGAGTAATATAAGTGAAAGACAAGTTTTTTATATAAGAGGTGAGATTGAAGTAGAGGAGAGAGAGCGTATTAAAAATTTAATGGAGGAACATAGCAATATTATATGTGTTGCTATCAGTGCTATTTTCTCTACCGGGGTCAACATTAAGAATCTGCATAATATTATATTTGCTGCTGGTGGTAAGTCCTTTGTAAGGACGGTTCAATCTATTGGCCGCGGTCTACGACAGCATGAGAGTAAGACTAAGCTCAATATTATAGATATATGTGACAATCTTAAGTATGGCAAAGCACATTGTAACAAAAGACAGGATATATATACTGTAGAAAAGATAGAATACTCTATTAAAAATATTATACAGCCTTGATATTATTACAACCTCCCATATTATTAGATATGGCTAAGGGAGTAAAAGAATTTTATGTAATACCTAAGGAGTTTAAGGACTCTCTTCAGGTGTATTATGATACCGATATATTAACTGACGATCTTGCAGAAAATATTAAAAAAATAGCTTATGGTCTAAGCTTTAATCCGTCATTTATTAACTACTCCTATAAGGAGGAAATGATTGGTGATGCGCTTATTAAGATGTATAGCGCTCTCAAATTTAAAAAATATAATTTTGACGCTAACTCAAACCCTTTCTCTTATTTTACTACAATCGCTTTTCACGCTTTTATTAACCGAATTAAAAAGGAAAAGCGTCATCACGAAACTCTTAAAAACTATAGAGATAGAGTGTATGAAGATAGTATGATAGACTCTTCTGCAGGTAGCGGTCACTCAATTTACGTTAAACCTATGGACTCAGACTATTATGACGGTTACAACAGCGAAGAAAGCTAAAATAGCTATAATATCAGATCTGCACCTTGGTGTTCACTCTAATAGCACATTTTGGCATAATATAGCTATTGAATGGGCTAATTGGTTAAAAGTAGATCTTAATAAACGTAATATTAAAGATATTATATTCTGTGGTGATTGGCATCATAATAGAAGTGAGATATCTGTTAATACCTTACAGGTATCAGCTAACATACTAGACATACTTCAAGAGTTTAATATTTTCGCTATACCGGGTAATCATGATATGTACTTTAAACATCGAACAGATGTTACATCACTTTCTATTTTTAAAAATCGTAAGAATGTAAACATATTCGATAGTATTACATCAGTGGAATGGTTTGATAAAACTATTACATTCTGTCCTTGGAATACAAACGTCGAGGATATATCTAAATGTGATGTTATATTTGGTCACTTCGAGATTGAGACCTTTAAAGTTAATAGCACTAAGATATGTGAAGAGGGCATTAAAGTAAAAGATCTATTAGCTAAATCTAAATTAGTTTTCTCAGGTCACTTTCATACTAGACACGAAAAAGTCTATAGTACAGGTACTATTTTATATGTTGGTAATCCCTTTCAAATGGACTTTGGTGATGCAGGTAATAGTAAAGGTTATCATATTTTAGATCTCGATTCAATGGAGTATGATTTTATTGAAAATAAAATATCTCCCTTATATGAAAAACTTACACTAAGTGAGCTCGTTGAGGAAGGTAGTATTACTAGTAGAGTTAAACACATAGTGGCTAATAATATTGTTAAGTTAAAAGTAGATAAGAATATATGTCAAGAGGATATGAATGTCCTTCTCAGCAAGCTAAGTCTACTTAAACCTGAAAGTGTCACAGTAGACTATGATATTAACTTTAATCGAATTTTAGACGATAGTAAGCATAAAGAGGACATGTCTGGTATTGATGTAAGTCAAGCTATAACAGACTTTATTAATTTGCTAGATATTGAAGAAAAGAAGGATATAATTGATTATACTCTCGATTTATATCGTAAGTGCTCATAATGAAATACGTTAACTTTAAAAGAGTAGTAGCAAAGAACTTTCTATCTATCGGCGAAGAACCGGTAGCAGTTAATTTTAAAAAGGGATTACATGTTATTACTGGTTGTAATAAAGATAAGCCTGATCGTCGTAATGGTGTAGGTAAGTCTTGCGTTGCTGAGATTATTTACTTTGCTATCTTTGGTGAGACCCTAAGAGAAATTAAAAAGGACTTAATTCCTAATAATGTAACTGGTGGTAAGACTCAAGTAGAACTTGACTTCGAGCTTATTACACCTGCGTCAACTAAACAATATAAGATTGTTAGGTATATGAACCCTACAAAGGTTCAGCTGTTCGAAGATGATATAGACATCACTCTAGATAGCACTAGTAATACCACAAAACATATTTGTGATATCATAAATGCGTCTCCTGCCATATTTCAAAACTGTGTTATTATGACAGTCAATAATGCGGTGCCGTTTATGGCTAAGAGTAAGGTTGATAAGCGTAAGTTTATTGAGGATATTTTTGGACTTGAGGTATTTAGTGAAATGATTTCTCGTTTACGCTCTGAGTATAATGATACGAAGAGAGAGCTTGATACTCATCAAGCTAAGTTTGGTGAAGTTAATCAAAACCTTAAGAACTACACCCATCAACGTGAAAATACACTAGCTAAGAGAAAGGAAAAGAAAGAGCTATATTACAGTCGCAGAGAAAGCAACCTAGCTGAGATACAAACCATAACCGATTATATTAACAATCTAGACAATACTAATGGATCATCTAGTATTAACTTCAACGACATTGAGAAAAATATTAAAGATTATGAAAGGGGGGTAGATAAGTGTGACGAGTATATTTCAAATATTAATGTAGAGATAGCTGTTAGTAAACAAAAGATTACTGATATGCAATCCACTTATAAGAAGATAGGAACGTCAGAGCATAAATGTGAAGTCTGTTTAAGAGGTATTGAAGAACACGACCTTGCATTTATAAAGCAAGAGAAGGAAAAGCTAAAAAGTGACATAGTACGACTTGCTACTAATGTAAAAGAGAAAACTACTGAGCTGGAAGAATATGTAGATAAGAAGAAGCGTATTAAGAATATTATAGCTAGTTCACATCAAACTATATCTAAACATAATCTTTCGAAGCAAGATAAAGTAAACAAGCAGCAACGTATTGATCAGCTTAAAGAGTGGTTAGATGAGCTTGATTCAGATATCTTAGCTATTGAGAGTAATGACACCACATTCGATAAATTAATTAGTGATACAGAAATAAGAGTAGCTGAAATGTCAACTGTAGGTGAAACTCTTAATAAGCAGCTTAGTAAGTTAGATATTGTTAAATATATTGTTAGTGAGGAAGGGGTAAAATCTTATATTGTTAACAAACTACTCGAAACTCTTAATGGTAGATTGCTATATTTTCTTAAAAAATTAGACTCAAACTGTATCTGTATCTTTAACGAGTATTTTGAGGAGGAGATTTTAAATGAAAAGAATAAAGTATGCTCTTACTTTAACTTTTCTGGAGCTGAGCGTAAAGCTATTGACCTTGCCTGTTTGTTTACTTTTTCTGATCTAAGAAGAATGCAGGGTGAAGTAAGATATAATATTGCAATATATGATGAGTTATTCGATTCATCTTTTGATGAAAAGGGTATTGAACTAATCACAACTATTCTTAAAGAGAGAGTTGAAGAGTTAGATGAATGTAATATTATTATCTCACATCGTAAGGAATCTATTAAATCTGTTACTGGTGACGTAATTTATCTTGAGAAAAGTAACGGTATAACAAGAAGACTTGATTATATAGAGATTTAACTATTGAATTTCTAACATTGTGACATAACATAATATATGTCGCTAATGTTACCTCAACCCTTTGCATATCCTTTTGCGTCTCCGTTCGCAAGCAGACCAGGAATCAATTCTTTTCTACCGCTCAAGGCACCATCATCTCCTATATCGCCCGGTGAACTAGGTCTACCGAGATATTTAAACTATCTCGGTGACTTAACTGGTTGTGGTCACTGGCGTATGCTCTGGCCAGAACAATTAATTAATATAAGAGGTAACGGTTGTTCTTCTTCGCTAACGAGCATGGTATTTGACCCGCGCTGGTATCAAGGTATTAAGTGCATTAAAATTCAAAGACAAGCAAGTAAAGCTCAAAAAGATTTTGTTGCCTTTCTTAAAGGTATTCAAAAAGAACATGGGTTTAAATTAATATATGAAGTAGATGATGTAGTATTTGAAGAGGATATTCCAGATTATAATAAATTTAAATCTGCGTTTGTTGGAGGAGGAATTAGACAGAATTGTATTGACATTATTAATATGTGCGATGAGGTCACCGTTACGTGTCAGTATATGAAAGACCTATACACTGCTCGTACCGGAAAGCAGGAAATTACAGTATTACCTAACTTCGTTCCAGACTTCTGGATGGGTCATCTTTACAGTAGACGTAGAGTAGTTGATGCTTATGATCAGCACTATAAGAAACCAAGAATCCTTTATACTGGTTCTGGCGCTCATTATGATGTGGATAATAAGGTTAGTGGTAAGGATGACTTTGAACATGTTCTCAAGCTAGTTATTGACACACGTCACAAATATAAGTGGGTTTTCGTTGGAGCTTTTCCTCCACCCCTACTAGAATACGTTAAGTCGGGAGATATTGAATTTCATCCTTGGCAGAACTTACTTAACTATCCTAAATTTATTGCTAGCTTGCAAGCCCAAATTATGATTGCACCTTTACAAGACAATAACTTTAATAAATCTAAGTCAGATATTAAGTTTGTTGAGGCCGCGGTATTAGGTATTCCCTGCCTATGCCAAGACCTTGTTACATATAGTACTGCTCCAGAAAGTCTTAGATTTAAATCTGCTGAAGAACTTAAATTTAAAATTGAAACTATCTTAAGTTATAAGAATCGTAAACAGTATAAAGAAAACATCGAGCTATTGAGAGGGTATGGTTTAACGCGTATTATGGAGAATGAAGAAAATATTGGATGTCATCTTGAAGCACTAAACACTCCATATAACTCTCCAGATCGTAAATATCTTAAACGCTGGAATCCATAAGACGCTATTGAATTCATAACGAACTACATTATACTATATTTAGATGTATCGTAATGCAGTTTATAATAGTAAAGAGCGTTGTATTAACCTCTTTACCTGGGATGAAAGCGGCAAGAGAGTAACTTACTCTGTATCGCATAGTCCATACTTATATGTAGATGATTCTAGGGGTGAGAAGGTATCAATCTACGGTGGTAAGATCAAAAAGAAGATCTTTAATAACAGCTACGAGCGTTACAAATTTATTACTGAGTCAAAGATAAAGAGAGTTTACGAAAACCTACCTGCTGCTCAGCAGTATCTTATTGATACCTTCTGGACTAAGAATGAAGATAAGGAATTCTCTAATAATCCACTTAAGGTAGTATACCTTGACATCGAGACCTATAGTCCGTCTTCAGGAGGCTTTCCAGATGTAGATAATCCTACTCACCCTGTTACGGTAATTACTTGTTATGACTCTCTTGAAAAGCATTTTTATACCTTTGGTATAAAAGAGTATGACAATACTGCTGATAATGTAACATACGTTCATTGTAAAAACGAGAGAGAATTATTTATTAAATTTATTGAATATCTCGAACGAGATTACCCTGATGTAATATCAGGTTGGAATATTTTGCTGTTTGACATGCCTTATATCGTGAATCGATGTGAACGTATTCTTGGTGAGGAGTCGGTTAAGAGAATGTCACCTCTTAATAATGTATATTTTAGGTTAATGAAAGGTAAGTTCGGTAGAGAGCAAAAGCGATATTACTTTGACGGTATATCAACAATTGACTACCTCGATATATATCAACGGTTCTGTCTTAAGCTTAGAGAGTCATATAAGTTAGATGCTATTGCAGAGATTGAGCTAGGAGAGAGGAAGATTGATTATGGTAATATCGATCTTGCAACTCTAACTGATACAAACTGGCAGAAACTGGTCGAGTATAACATTCAAGACGTTAATATCCTTATTAAGTTAGAGGATAAACTACAATATATATCACTATTAAGAATGCTATCGTATGTAGGTCTTTCTACTCTCGAAAGCTCGATGGGAACTATATCGGTTATCAATGGCGCTCTAGCTATCAAAGCTAGAAGGAGAGGTGAGGTTCTTTCGACGTTCGTAAGACCTGATAGTGCAGTAAAGAATCCAGGAGCATATGTAGCAGAACCTAAGTCAGGGTTTAAGACTAATGTAGTATCGTTTGATGCTAACTCTCTATATCCTAATGTAATGATTTCGCTTAATCTATCTCCTGAGACTAAGATAGGTAGGATTGAAAAGACTGATAAAGGTAATATTAATATCTATCATGTGACAGGTAAGTGTTTTGAGTTAACTCCTAAAGCATTTAATGACTTTCTAATAGCGGAAAAGTGTGCAGTAACGAAAGCTGGTTTTCTATTCTCTCAAAAGAAGAAAGGTATCATACCTGAATTCCTTGATCACTATTATAATGAACGAGTAGTAGTAAAGACTGAGCTCTTTAAGAGTAAAAAGCAATTAAAAGTTATTGATGATATCATCGCATCTGATAAGACTAAGAGTTCAGAGTTAAGTAAGCAAAGATCAGAGATACAGTTCGAGGTAGAAAGGTTGAATACTAAGCAGATGGTAATTAAGACACTCCTTAATTCAGTCTATGGATATATGGGTAATAAACAGGCACCTATCGGAGATGACGATATAGCCTCTTCTGTAACTCTCACCGGTCAAGCTGTTATTAAACAAGCAGGTAAGCTATTACAGCAGTACCTAACTGCTAACTACAATATAACTGATGAGCATACTCTAGATAATAGCTGGGTTTACTCAGATACTGATTCTCTTTACTTTTCATTACAATGTATTAACGAGTTTGTACCTCTTAAAAGTGGTAATCAGGTTAGTGATGGTTTCTATAAGGAACTGCAGACTATTGAAGACTTTATTAATAAGGAGATCAATAGCTGGGCTAAGAAATCACTCAGGACTACTGATTCACGATTTGTATTTAAGAGAGAAAGCATAAGTGATGTAGCTCTATTCCTACAGAAGAAGAGATATGTTATGCATATCTTGGACGATGAAGGTATTAAAGTAGATAAGTTTAAGTATACTGGCGTTGAGGTTGTCCGTACATCGATGCCTAATGCTATTAAGCCTTATGCTAAGAAGATTATTGAGACGATGCTACTTACTCAGTCTTTAGAGCAGACTAATAGCATATTGACTGAGACCTATAATGCGTTTAAAGAGCTACCTATTGAAGACGTTGCGTTTGTTATGGGTCTTAGAGGATACGAGAAGTATGCTGCTAAGTGTAATGAGTTTAATATTGGTACTCGTACCCCTATTCATGTTAAGTCTGCTTACCTTCATAACTTCCTCAATAAGAAGTTAGGTATTGAGAACAAGTATGAAGAAATCTCATCGGGTGATAAAACTCGATATGTATACTTACAGCAGCCTAACAAATACGGTATTGACTCAATAGGATTTAAATATACCTTCCCTGAGGAGTATAAAAGTATCTTCAAAATAAATTATGAAAAAATGTTTGAAAAGATTCTGTTTTCAGGCATTGAAAGATTCTATCAAGGGGTTAATTGGCAGATACGTAAGCCATCAGAAAACGTAACTTGCGAATTGTTTGACCTTTTTGGTATTTAGTAGTAGAAAAAACAAAATAATATTATAATATAACAACATGATTACAATCATTGATCAAATTGGCCGCGTCGTTATCGGTAAAAAAGTATCTGAGACCGACACTCAACTTACACTTAACAATCCAGTAATTGTTTATGTTAATCCTAATCAAGAAACAGGACAGATTCAAGTTCAATCGTTCCCATACATCTTTGTAGAGTTTCTTGATAAAGAACACCGTGATAAAAACAACTGGGTATTTACTAAATCTAGTATTGTAATATCTGATGTTGTACTAGATTCTGCAATTCTTAATCAATACAACAATATCAATAGCATTAAAACTCCTGAGCCTGCAGGTGGACCAGAAGTAATTAAACTTTTTGAAGACTAAAATATAATCACATAACCTTCAGCAACGCCTAATGATTCATTAGGCGTTTTTTATTGATTTAATTCTCTGATACATTATAATGATGTATGGAAAAAGATATTAAAAGTGCATTGGATAGCTTAGATGAAATCAATCCCTATGCTACTTATCTAGATAAAAGTACACTTAGTCAAGTTGATAGCTGGATTGACACTGGTTCTTATGCACTCAATGCAATTATCTCTGGCTCATGCTATAAAGGTATCCCGATGGGTCGAGTAACAGTACTAGCCGGTGAATCACAAACTTTTAAAACCGGTTTCTTACTTAGGGTATTAGCCAATGCTCAGAAGGGAGGAAAGACCGTTGTAATCTTTGACTCAGAAAACGCAGTTGATCCTGATAGTGCTACTGCTGCTGGTCTAGATATTACTAAAGTTAAGTATGTACCGTGCAAGACAATTGAGCAGACTCGAAATGCTATTTTTAACTTCCTGACTAAGGTTGAAGAGAAGAAACTTGAAGGTCAATTCGTTATTGCTGTAGACTCACTTAGTAACTTGCAGTCTGAGTTAGAGTATAAACGAATGGATAAAGACAATACAAGTTCTGATATGGGTAGTAAGGCACGAGCGATGAAGAGCTTAATGCAGACTCTTACTAATCTTGGAGCCTATACTCGTACAACTGTAATCGCTACTTCACATGTGTATGATAATCCTGCAGAACTATTTCCAAGTATTGAAAAGAACATGCCTGGTGGTAAGTCAGTAATTTACCTACCGTCAGTAACTGTTCAGATTGCTCGTAAACCTTTAAAAGATGATGGTGGTAAGACTACCGACAGTAGCTTAACTGTTGGTCAAAAAAGCTACTCTGGTATTATTCTACGAGCTCTAACTCGTAAGAATCGCTTCATTAAACAGTATCTTGAAGTTGAGATGTACTTATCATTTACTAATGGACTTAACAAATATTACGGTCTACTCGACCTAATGACTGGTTTTAATATTATTGTTCAGACAGGAGCTACTTATCAACTACCTAATGGTCAAAAGTTAGGTTTTTATCGCAACTTCCGTAAAGATAAGGAACTATGGGAGAATATACTTATACCACAATTAGAAGAAAAGATTAATGTAGAGTGGAAATACTCATCTAAACCTATACAAGATGAGGAAGCAGAATTAGATCAAGAACTAACCGATGAACCAGATAACACAAATGAATAAATTAGTATTAGCATTTTCCGGAGGTGCAGATAGTACTGTGCTTCTGCATATGGCCGTAGATAGAGGATATAAGAATATCCATACTCTAACTTTTGACTACGGTCAGAGACACAATCGTGAAATCGACTGTGTTAAAAGTCAAATCAGACAGTTACAGCAAAAGTATCCAAGTGTAACTATTACCAATAAGCTTTTAGATGTAACTTACATTAAGGATATCTCACCTACATCATCATTAACTAATAAATCTATTGATAACCCTGATATCAATAAGATTGCAGGTGATGCACAACCTGTATCATATGTACCATTTAGGAATATGATGTTCCTATCTATCTGTTGCGCTTATGCAGAGAGTATGAAAGCTAATACTGTATGGTATGGAGCTGCACAAATTGACTCAGCGGCCGGCTACTGGGATGGAAGTACAGAGTTCATCGATAATATCAATAATGTTCTAAATCTTAATCGTCAGACCTTAATTAATATCGAAGCACCTCTCATCGATATGTCTAAGTCAGAGATTATACTCGAAGGTAACCGGTTAGGAGTATCTTTTGGTGATACTTGGACCTGTTACTCTAATGACAAGAGTGGGTTAGCTGATGCTACCACTCCATCTAGTAGTTTAAGGTTAGCAGGCTTTATACAAGCGAAACTACAAGACCCTATTCGATATGCTCAACAAGATCATATCGATGTACTATATGCAAAGCACGAGTGCAAGAAAATAGCCTAACTTATAAGCCGTAGTTACGTAACTCTTGTAACTGCCAGCTGGTTTTAGGTTTATATTTTTCGGTAAAAGATAACGAGGCTTCATTAGAAGCCTTATTGTATTTATCTTTCTTAACCTGCTCTGTAAGATATTCAGCAGTAGTTGATTCATTAAATCCTCTCTGCTCAGCTAATCTTTTCTCCCAAGGCTTTGTTGTGCCGTCATTATCAACATCTGCTTTTTCCTCATCATATTTATTAGACTCTTCATCTTCAGATTTAGAGGCTGAGATAGCATCTTCAACTGGTTTAATTATATCAGCAAGATACTGAGCAATAAGTTCGAAACCAGGTTTACGACCTACTTGATCAACAAATCTCTTTAATTGGTCTAAGGTAGATATTTTATCAGCTACGAAGCCCGCTGCTGAGATAACATTTTTTAGATCAATATCAAGACCCTCTTTACCTAGATTTTTTCCAATATATTTAAAAACTTCAGCCGCATAAGATTTTAAAATAACATCTTCACCAGCAGCATAGGCTCTTGCTACTGAATCATCTAGACCCGTAGCAATAACTTCAACTGCAGCTGCCGCTCTAGGACCTTTACTTTTACCCTTAGCTTGCTGCCTTAGTTCTGTAGCTAGTTTCTTAGCCTCCTTCTTTTGTTCTCTAGCTTGAGCTTTCATTTCCTCAGCAGCTTGATTAGCAGAGTATTTTGTTTCACCTCTACTAGGACCTTTAGCAGCTCCACGATTTGTACCAGCTCTCTTAAAAAATCTAGGTAATTCGTCTTCAATAGTTTCCTTAACTTCTTCAGCTCTCCGTATTATATCTTCTTTGTATAGATCGATAAATCCTAGCAAAGCATTCTTTCTAGGTAAAGTAGAGGAACCTTTTATAGATTCCCACTGAGTTGCATCCTCTTGACTAATTATCTCAAGTCTTTTTAACACATTAATAATTACTAACATTGTGTCACGAGGAGGAGAAGAAGCGCCTGCAGCTTTTAACCGCTTAGTAATATCCTTAAAAACAGGGTTTTTAACTTCGTAAGGTGAGACATTACCTTCACTAACTATTTGAGAACGGTTAACTAAATCGTTAAAATTCATATAACATTATTTATTTAAACTAAGCTTTTTAAGTAGAAAATATCTAGAATACAATTATCATTAGGTATATATGTGTTCAATTATTGGTGCTAATACGCTATCTAAGTTAGAGATCTTGTATGAAGCAAATGTCGAGCGTGGGACATTTGCTAGTAGTGTACTAGGCTTATATGACTATGATAAACAGTATGTTCATAAGCAGGAAGGTATTATTGAATTTAATAAAATAAATGTAAACGACTCGTTTGACTTCTTTATCAGTCATATGCAGGCACCTACGTCATCAAAACGTAATTGGTCTCAAGATACATCGCATCCCTTTGAGTCATTAAACTGGATGGTACTTCATAATGGTGTATTAACTAACTGGAAGAGTCTTAATAAAGAATATACTCCATGGAACGTAAATCCTGTCGATACATCAGTAATAGCTTGTATGTTACAGGAGTTTTCTACAGGTGAGACCGGAAGTGGTAAGTCACCTCCACCTATTGATGTAGTTACTAAGGTATTAGAGCTTCTAGAAGGTACGTTTGCTCTTTGTATTGTTAATACCAGTACTAATACTGTATATCTCGCTCGTCAAGGTTCTATATTACACTATCATAGTAGCGGTTCTTTCTCTACTCTACCTGGTAAAGATTATACGTTACTTAAAGAAGGGGAAATCCTAATGATTGAAAATTATGATCCTTGGATTGCAGTGGGTGAAAATTATGATATGTGGAAATCAGCAGGTAAGTTTAAAACTAAATCACCTTTCTTGTTTGTATGAAATATTTTCTATTCTCAGCTACTAAAGGTAGCAAAAAAAATACTCTTCTCTTTAACTCTAGTACTGAAAAATGGTTCTTTAAAGAGAATAATAAAAAGTCACTAGCTAAATTATATAATAAAGCTCTGCAATTCGGTAAACAGGAAGATGTTGACTTTGTTGTATTGTGTCATGATGATGTTATCATTGAATCAACAGACTTTTTATATCGTCTACAGGATTTACATAAAAAATATGATGTAGTTGGTGTAGCTGGTACTACAGAATGCACTATTCAAGAACCAGTACTCTGGCATCTAATGGGCGGAGGTTTCCAGGGAGGTAATTTAAGAGGCGCTGTAGCTCATGGGGATACAAACAATAAGCATATGACTAGTTTTGGTGCTTTTCCGAGTCCTGTAGTATTAGCTGATGGTGTTTTTCTGTCTGTTAGTAAAACAGTGTTTGATAAGGTCACATTCGATGAAAAATGCCCATCTAAGTTCCATATGTATGACCTTTCATTCTGTTTAGATGCTAGTCTAGCTAAACTAAGAGTAGGGGTAGGTGATATTTTAATAACACATGCTTCGCCAGGACTCAGAGAGTTAACTCCTGAGTTTTTAGAGGGTCAAAAATGGTTTTTATCAAAATATAAGCAATACGCTGGTAAAAAACTAACTGTATAGCATTAATAACGAACTATCTTATACTAAAGAAGTGAGTAAGCTCGATTTAGGTTTCTTTGAAAATATTATCATTTATAAGGCGTTGTCTGACGCTGCTTATTTAGCAACTATCGTAGATCATGTAAAGCCTGAATTCTTTAAAACTAAAAGTATCGCTACTATCTTCAATATCATTAAGGAGTTTAATGATACAAGAAAGAAAGCACCTACTATCACCGAGATTAAGTCTTATCTAGTAACAGATGAGCTTAAAGCTACGTTTAAGACTCTAGTTCAGTCATTTAATGACATAGATAAGAATCTTAATAAGGATGAACTGTATGCTAATACAGAGACCTTCCTAAAAGAGAAGGCTGTATATCATACTATGCTTAGTATCGCTGAAGATGTAGCGAAAGGCACTGTCGATACTACTGTAGCCCTCGATAAGTTTGAAAAAGCTTGTAATATTAGTCTAGTTACTGATATGGGTCTAGATCTCTTCAATAATATTAATACTATTATTGACGATCTTAGTCTTGTTAATAGTACTATACCAAGTACTTGGCCTTGGCTTGATGAAGCTTTAAATGGTGGATTTTTAGAGTCAGGTAGAGCGTTATATGTGTTTGCTGGTGAGACTAATATCGGTAAGTCTATCTTTCTCGGTAATATCGCTACTAATATGGTAAAGCAGGGTAAGAATGTACTACTTATTACTCTTGAAATGTCAGAGCTACTGTATGCTCGACGGTTATGCTCTAACTTAACCCAGATTCCTATTCGTGATCTAGCAGCTAATGCATATACCTTACGTCAGTCTATTGCAGACTGCGGGCAGCAGGGTGCTGGTAACCTCTATATCAAAGAGTTTCCGCCATCTACTATTACACCTAATCAGTTAAATGCGTTTGTTAAGAAGATGACTGATAGTGGTGTTAAGATTGATGCTATTGTACTAGACTATCTTAACTTAATTCATTCTACTATTGGTAGTAACTCGTATGAACGAATAAAGCATGTAACTGAGCAAGTGAGGGCTATGAGTTATACCTATAACTGTCCTATTATTAGCTGTACTCAGCTAAATCGTAGCGGCTTCGGTAATGATAACCCTGAACTATCTACTATCTCCGAGAGTATCAATCTAGCTGCTACTGCTGACGTAATTGTATCGATTTATCAGAACGAAGAGGATCGAGAGTTAGGTATTATCAGGTTAGGTATGATGAAGAATAGGTATGGTATGAGAGGTCATACTCAGCCTATGAGAATTGACTATACGACCTTAACTATTACTCAGGCTGATGATGTAGATGATTTTGAAGATGAATCATTTAAGAGTCTAGCTGCTTTCACCGGTTGAAAAGTATAATCTCATTAATAAATATCTATTAATGAGAATTTGTGTATGGACAGATTGTGATCTTGATGGTGCTGGTAGCGCTCTCCTATTAAAGTTTTTATATAGAGACAAATACACAACTTTTGATATTAAAGAGGTTAGGAAAGATAAAGTTCATGACTTTGCAGGTGAGTTTAAAGGCTGGTATAAAGATATTGATTGGTATGATAAAGTGTTTATTACTGATCTTTACGTTCCGAAGGAAATTACCGAGTTAGTTGATACAGAAAAATTTGTAATTATTGATCATCATAAGACTTTTGTTGAAGAGGGTAAGGATCGATTCAAAAAAGCCAAGACTATTATACAACTTCACTCCTCAACCACTGATTTAATTTATAATAAATTTAAAATTAGTGAAATTCAAGCTTTTACACCTCAGCATAAGGAGTTAATAGACGCTATTAATAGTTATGATATATATGATCTAAGAACTCCGACACCTATAAAATTAAACTCAATTTTTAACTCATATAACTATCCACGAGTAGAAAAGTTCATAGAAAACTTTCAAGACGGATTAAGAGAGTTTAATATACAAGAACAAAACGCAATAAAATACTTTATAAGGTACTTAAAAGAGCAAATAGATACAACAGAGTGCTTTAGAGGCATGATTAAAGATTATTCTGTTGTTAGTTGCTGTTGCTCTTTTGCTATTAATGAAATGGCACAAGTAACCCTTAAAAAATACAATGCTGATATAGTTATTTTAATTAACATAGATACAAAACAAGTCTTCTTTAGACGTTCTAAAGATTGTACTGCTAAGCTAGATGTAATAGCTGACAAATTATGTGGAGGAGGCGGTCAAGAGTATGCAGCTGCTGGATATATAACAGAAACCTTTCTAAATTTTACAAAACTACTTACTCCATGCAGCTAAACAACGATCTAGAGACTCCTTCCTCTAATATAATGAAGCACGAGATGGAGCACTTGTTACTTTCGTTTTGCACACTATGTAGTCTGTTAAAAGGTAAAAAGCTCAGTATGCAAAACGTATTTGTTATCGTTTTGCAAGAAGAACGATTGAGAAATATACTAAAGGAGTTATTATGTGTAGATACAACATACGAAATTGTTAAAATGTTTATAAGTTATGAGCCTCTAATACCAGTTAGTAAGTATGTTACCAAGTATCTTAATACACAGTCTAGGATAGAAATATGATTAGTGATAGTCAAAAACAAATTTACAATTCCTTTCTATATACATCTCGTAAGGTCAAGAATCAGCCTTGCAAGTTCAGACAAAACTTTGATTCTCTAGATCCTACTACAGAGCTAACCCTAAAAAAGTTAGATAGTTTCTTTTCGAACTATCATAATATAAAGTATAGTGACTTCTTCCTTGCACCATATCAGATCTACAATAATGACGAGTATTTTAACTTACAGTTTTATACTACCAGACGTGCAATTAAGTGCTATTCAAACTATATAAAACAAAAAGAGACATCTGATCCAGATCATGAAAGTACTATCGATGACTGCAAGCAAGCTTGCTCTTTTATCTATAAATTTTGTAAAGAAAATAAACTAACACTACATCAATACAAGAACCTTATTAACGGCACTACACCAATTGTACTACAGCATCTCAGAGATCATAAAATTAACTTCTATATACTTCAAGGTCTAGAAATTCATAATCTTATTCAATCCACAGAACCTCAAATAATTAATTTTATTGTAGACGATTTTTTTAATATATACAATACAACAAAAAGCAATTTTATCAGATCAACTAAACTAAAAATTGTGATTAGATCAGCCTTTAAAATTATTGAAGACCGTCTATTGCAATTTAGCTAACTAACTCTATAATCATTTTATCTCGTTAAGAGATTTTCTAAAACCAAAAACTAATACAATACTAACTATGTTTAATTCTAATATGTTTCAATCAATTAAGGCTGCACTATCGAAAGACGAAGATAAGGGTAGTGGTCTATATACTGAAATTCTTAAAACTACTGCGGGTAATACTTATACTATTCGCTTACTACCTTATAGTAAAGATCCATCTAAGACTTTCTTTCATCATTATACTCATGGATGGAATTCATTCGCTACTGGTAAGTACGTTCAAGCGCTTAGCCCTACTACTTTTAATGAGCGTGATCCTATCTCTGAAGAACGTTTTCGTGCAATGCGTACCGGTACTGAAGATGAGAAGTCTCGTATGAGTGCAGTTCGTCGTTCAGAGAAATGGCTAGTTAACGTTTATGTTATCGACGATCCATCTAACCCTGATAATAACGGTAAAGTCAAGATCTTGCGTTATGGTAAGCAATTGCAAAAGATCATTATGGAGGCGATTGAAGGTGAAGACTCAGAAGAATACGGTGAGAAGATTTTCGATCTAGGTTCTGAAGGTGTTAACTTTAAGGTTAAGGTAGAGCAGCAAGGTGACTATCCGACTTATGTAGCTTCGCGGTTTACTACTACTAATAAGCTAAAGCTTTCTGAAGATGAGCAAAAAACTATCTACGACTCGACATACGATCTCACTAAGGTCAATAGTATTAAGAGTTACGACGAGCTTAAGCAAATGATTGACGATCATATCTATGTCCGTACTGATGCTGCTCCTGCAACTGAAAGTCAACCTCAAACACGAGTTAGTAGTCCTGTTGCTGAAAAGCGACCTGTCTCGCTACCCGTAATTGAGACGAGTGTTGAAGATGATATCGACGAACTTCTAAAAGACCTATAATATGACAGCTCAAGAAAAACAAGCTTTGTTACAGTTCATGGGAGTGACTTATGGTGCTGCAGTAAAGATGGATAGAGAAATTGTAAGTTCTTCAAATCAGCTTACACCAATTAGTGATAGCATTAAGCATCAATTCGCGCGAATAATGCCTGTTGCTGTTGATGATCAGCCTCATTCACCACCAACTCCGGAACCATATACACCACCTGTACCTACTGCGCCGCCTGTACCTCTCGGGGTAGCATATCCTCCAGAGCTACAACCTGTTACAGAGCCTTTTATTACACCAGAACTAACCTATAAAGGTACTGTTGCACATGATCCTAATTTAATTGATACTCTTATTTCAATTAGAATGGCTTTAACTCGTATTGGTGATATACTTGAATTAAAACAAGAAAATGACAAGCCCGCAAAGAAATCTAAAGCTCAGCAGACCTGAATTTATAAAGTTTATAGATTCTTTCTCAAAAATTAATGACTCCTTTATCGCTGAAGTAAAGGAGGATGGTATGTCAGTCATTACGTCATCATCAGATAATACTCTGATTAGCTATGGTGATTATAAGTGTCAGTCTTCCTATTGTACTAATTTAAATATACCTGACTGCAAGAAACTAGTAAGAGTATTAGATACTATTAATAGTGATATTATTAATTTAAAAATTAATACTAATAACTTAGAGTATAGTAGCGAGAGTGTTAAGTTTAAATATCATCTCTTTGAGGATGGTTTTTTGCAAAAACCATCTCTTAGTCTTGAGAAGATTAAAAACTTTACATTCGATATTACCTTTACATTGACTAAGCAGCAGTTAGCAGCTATTATTAAGGGTAGTACTTTTGCTACAGAGTCAAATAAACTATATTTGTATACAGAAGAAGATAAACTAATCGCTGAATTAACGGACAAAGCTCGTCATAATTCAGATTCATATACTATGTCATTAGGTACTGTCGACTTTAAGTTGCAGCCTGTATCATTAAATTTCGATAATGTAAGATTATTGACTTTGCTTAATGATGTTATTACTGTAAATATCAATACTAAGTATGGTGTCATTATTATTGTTACTAGTAATGAAACTACTAAGATATCCTACCTTATATCCTCTTTAACTCAATGAACCGACACGCAAGAAATAAATTATCTACTCCAAGCTATTTTATTAAACGACTTAAGGATAGTAAATTTTCTACCTTTAAGGTGTTTGGTAATTACTCTGATCTAGATCCTCGTAAATGGACTATTCTAATCGATCCTGGAGTATCATCAGTCTTCGTAACATGCTTTGAGAATAAAACTCAAAATAAAGAAGTGTTGTTTGAATTTAACGACGGTGGTAGGCTCTTTCCTAAGAACTTCTCTCTTAAGACTGAGTCAATTGAAATCGTTGTAACAACTCTTTTAGGTGCAGGAGTTCAACAAAGAGAAGATTTTTAAATAACTCGAACTAATTAAGAGTATGGAAACTGATAGCGACGATACTCCGTTAAGTTCTGATGATACATTAAGAATTAAGGAGCTAGTCAAGGAAGCACTAGCTCTTCACCTTACAACTGTTAAAAAAAGGCATACAGAAAGAGAATTAAATGAAGCTCTTAAGAGTATAGTTGGAGAGTTTTTAGATTGCTTTGTAATTCTAGGCTATGACCTTCAAGGTGAGCCTAGAATTATGAGGTCGTCAAAGACAAAAATGTCAGAAGCTGCTTTGAGACTGTTATTTTTTAAAGCAGCCAATATGGAGTTGTACAATAATGAGAATACGGGATATAGTGACGAGCCTTTTTAAGAAAAAAGCTACTTGTGACCTAGAAGGTAGAATGTATGCAGTAACAACTGGGGATTACGCTGGTGAGATACTTCTGTTTATAAAGCAGCTTGAGGACATCTACTGGTTCTTATCAGTACCTTTAAATATCAATCGCGAAGTACCGAAAGATAAGTTTGAATTCGCTATGAACTGTGATATACTTGATTATATAGGTGATTTACCTAATGATATCTTCAAAACCGTAAAAGCTCAATTCAAATATAATGAAAACTCTAATCATTGATGGTAACAATCTAGTTCATAGGACTTTTTGGATTGTAAAAACAAGAATTAGTGAACAAGAGCAGTCTTCAAGCGACAGTATTGAGAATTTACATATATATTTCACCTTAAACGCTATAAATAGCTATGTATCTATGTTCAAACCTGACAAGATACTGGTTGCTTGGGATGAAAAACCAGATTATGAGAGTAATATTCGTAAATCTATGCTCACTGAGTATAAAGGTAATCGTTCTGGTGACTCTACTCCGCACCAACACAATGAAGCCATTAAAGAAATACTTGGGTTACTAGGAATAAAGTCAGTTTTTCCGAGAGAACTCGAGGCAGATGATGTAATTGCGTATCTATGCAAGGAGACTGAGGGTAAAAAAGTTATTGTGTCGGTAGATCGTGATTTTATTCAGTTAGTTAACGAGGATGTTACTCTGTTTGACCCTATTCGTAAGAAAGAGTTTAACAATAGTAACTTTAAAGAGACTACAGAGTATAATAATGTAGAAGAGTGGATGACAGCTAAGTGTTTAGCAGGTGATAAGTCTGATAACGTCGCAGGTATTCCTAAATTTGGTAAAGTTAAGATCAGTAAGTACTTAAACGGGGAGATTACTCTTACTGAAGAAGAGCAAAGTGTGTTTAATCGTAATCGTGATATCTTTTGCTTGTCTAGATATAAGAATACTCCAAGAGAACTTGAATATTACAATAATCAAATGGAGCATCCGGTAAAAGGTAGCTGGAAAGACTTCATTAAGAGCTGTGAAATACGGTCTTTTCAGAATATCTTGAAGAAAAAAGAGAGTTGGTATAGCTTGTTCTTTATGCAGCAGAAGCTTTCGTCATTATTCGCATGATACTACCTACTGAATACGTAATACTCAAATTTTACGAGTTTAGCTACTATCCAAAGTACAATAAGTATAACAATACTTACCAGGCTGGGTGTGCTATATGTAGGGAAGGCGGATCTTTAGGTAAGAAACGTAGATGCTACTACATTCCTGAGAATGATAACATCTTCTGTCATAATTGCGGCTGGTCTAGTAAGCCTTATAAGTGGATTTGTGAAGTATCTGGATTGACTCAAGCGGAGATCTATGAAGATGTAAAGGAAAAAGGTAACGATACAGAGGTTATAGGTGAGCAACAACCTGATAAACCTAAGAGTAGTACTCTACCTCAGGATAGTATCAATTTATTCGATTCTACGCAGACAGACTACTACAGAGACAACGATATAATGAGGTTATCCCTGCAGCTGCTGAAGAGTAGAAGATTAGATACAGCCGTCAATAGGCCTAACGCGCTATACCTGTCCCTCAAGGCTAACACGCATAAAAACAGGCTAATTATACCATTCGTCAATGAAAAAAACGAGATAGAGTTCTATCAATCAAGGACTATACTATCTTATGATGTTAAAATGCCGAAATATCTCTCTAAATCGAATTCTGATCGAACATTGTTTAATATTAACAAAGTAGACCGTAATAGTGAGTGTGTTTATATATTTGAAGGACCAATTAACGCGTTCTTCACTAAAAATAGTATCGCCGTCGCAGGTATTAACGAAGGTAAGCAATCCTTTACACCGAGACAGCAGGAGCAGCTAGATAATGTGCTAAGACTGCAGACAAAGGTGTGGGTTCTTGATTCTCAATGGATTGATAACGCTTCTTTTGTTAAATCTAAGATATTACTTGAGCAAGGTTATAAAGTCTTTATATGGCCTGAGAATATTGGTAGACTATATAAGGATTTTAACGATATTGCTATAGCTGCTAAGAAAGATGAGATAAGTGCGGAATTTATAGATAAGAATACCTATGAAGGGCTCATAGGTATTCTTAAATTAACTGAAATTGGTAGATCTAGAAATTAAGAAAACTTATATTGAGCATCGTTGGATTTTGCTGAATAGCCTTTAAATGCTTCAGCTAAACTAGCTAGCTCTTCAGCTACTTTCCGAATAGCGCTCAGTTGAGAAGTTTTCATATCATCAAAAATAGTTTTTGGCACCGCGATACTTAACGCATAACTTATAGATCCAGGTTTAGTATCATTTAAAAATTTCTTAAACTCTTCACAACGAACGGTCCATTCATCAATCTGATTCTTCATTTCTATAGCTTGTTGAGATTTAATCTGAGACGCTTGTTGAACTAAAGAATCAGCTTCAGCTGAAGGAGCCTTAGTATCAAACTCCTCAGGATTAGTGTCATCATCGAGAGAGGCTTCCATTGCTGCTCTTTCTTCGGCTGTTTGCTCACGTAGGACTGTAAAAAATCTCTTTTCAAACTTACTCATACCTTTATTTATTCTCGTATTAAATAATTGTGTGAAAAGTATGCAAAATCCTTATCAAATTGGTATAGCTGACAAACCTGTTATAGGTCAGGGTGATATAAGCTGTCAAATAAGACAATTTAAGGATGAGGAAGCGCAAAGTAAAGCACCTCCTATCCTACCTGATCCTTTAGATAAGATTATACCAGTAATAGGAAATGTTTACGTTTCTTTAATAACAGCTAGATCCATGGTCAGTCAAGCAGCAAACAATCCCGATATAAATAAGGAAAAACTTGAGAAGATTAAGGCAAAGATAGATAATATTAATAAAGAAATACTTGATTTATCGATATATCTATCCATAATAGCATTATAATGCTACCATTACTTCGTTCTCTCTTAATTACACTTTTAATTAGCTTAGGGTTTGCGTTTTCTTTGAGAAACGTATTCGGGCTATGGGAAACCTTTACTCTAGTCACTGCTCTTCAGTATATTTTATCGTTTATCGTTAAAACATATGAGGATAGAGCTGGACAGGTAGCTCAATTAACTCAAACCCTTGATGAAATACTTTCTAGACAGGAAGTAATTGTGGAGTGTCCTTGTGGTAAGAATGAGATACCGGTAACAATTTTTATAGATGAGGAGAATATAGTTAAATGCGATGCTTGTAAAAATAAATTTAAAGTAATTACAGAAATTAGTACTAGACTTGTAACAGAACCCCTTGTATTGGAGAGTATGTTTAATACACTTAACGAACAACAATATAATTAACTTGTAATGAAGCAATTTACCTTTAATCTAAAAGACGGAACTGAGAAAGTAATGGAATTTGATGAGTTTGTACGTTGGATGTGCTTAGTTGAGAGCCTAGAAGTCATATCTAAAGCTTGCGACGACCGTAATATCCCCGCTAATAATGATAGTTGGGTCAAGCCTTTAGCTATTCAAAGCTATATGGACGAGAGGTTTCACTCTATGAAGCATGATTTAACAGTGGAGGCAATGATGGGCAATATTTAAGTATGACGTTCGCGACTATAACAGATGTTAATCAATGGAGGTACCTTCTTCCTAATATATTAGTATTAGAAGGCTTTAAAAGACCATATAATTACCATATATACGGTAATAATAGGTATGTTTCCTTACAGCTTATTAATGCTATTAAGAGCTTAAATGTTGTATATGGATCTATTCAAGTTGATACTGTTCCAACGTTTTTTACCGCTTTTAAAATAAAGCCAGTCACTACTAATCATGTATGGATTACACCAACTACAATGGATAGGTTTGTCCTACCATTATATACAGACTTAAAGAAGTTTTTATGGTTAGATTGTGATACTCTTATTACTAGTGAGGAGATTTTTAATCTAGAAAATATTGAAACATCAGATAAAGGTATTGCAGCTGTATCTACCGATACTAATCTTGATGATCACATTGTATATTTTAGTAAAGCTGACTACTTAATGGATCTATCAAAGGAAAACAGTAGTACTTTTAATGCTGGCGTATGTTTAATTGATTGCGATAAATTAAAATCCAATAACTACGTAGATTTTATTAATAATGTATACGAAAGATCACAAGGAGCGTATGTAAATGATGAAGTTATACTCAATCTTTATGATCAATCTTATAATCTACTACCTTTACAGTATAATTGTATGACTCATAAGTCATTTGAGATTAAAAATCCATATATCGTGCATTTTTCAGGTAAAGACTACAAGCCATGGGTAGAATATGTCTATAAAAAGGGCACTTATCTAAAACATTACAAGCTATGGGAGTATTACTACCTTTTATTAGATGATTATGCTTCACGCCAAGTATAGACTAGATTAAAAGTGAAATAATTAGTGCGTTTACCGGTCGGAGTATAAGGATCAGAGTATGGGTCTAAATTAACAGGGGTATTATTTATAGAATAGGTTAAATTAATGGTAGCTCCAGCACCTGCATCAAGATTATAGATTGCTATAGGAAATCTAAACTTAGAAACAAAGAAATTATTTGTTGTCCCTAGTTGACCATCTTTGGATAAGTAGATACATCTTATATTTTTATATATACCTGGTGATCCAGCTGATATGTTGTTATAAGAAGTAGATACTGATACTGTCTTTGTTGTATGGTCAATAGAATAACCTAATTCTACTGGTTTAAAACTAGAATTTACTTGATTTGTTATACCATAAGCATAAACAATAGGAAATGTATCACCAAATTGTGGAATATCTTCTTCAGTTTGCGATAAAACTAATATATTATTGTTGTAATAAACCCTATCATAAGGTATTTGATATGTTGAGCTGTCAATAGGTATATAATAATTATATCCATCAACTGTCTGCATTGTTAAATTATAGCTTGCTACTGAACTCCAGTTAATTTTTAACCTATAATAGAAAACTATATACTGACCTGCTTTAATATTAAGTGTAGATAGAAAGGTATTACGAGCAAATGCATTACCATCTCGTGTTCTTTTAATTGCAAACTCACTTATAGTGGTGTCTATAGTTGATGGTAGCGTAGTAAATGACCTATAATATACTCTCGTGTTAACATTTTCAGTATATGACTCAGAAGTAGCGCTTTGTATCCCACTTAGTCGCGGAACATCTGTCATCTCGTTAACTCCATTTAGAAAATATCCTAATTTGCCTACATAATTACTACTTTTACCGAAATCAAGGTAGCTAAGCATGCTAGGTATATCGTATGTATATAAATCTAGTAGTCCTCCAGATAAGATTGTATTTGTCGACCAATCTGACTCCTCAACAACATTACCATTCTCCATCACAAGGTAACTATACTCTCCTTTAAGGTCTAAATTTAAATTAACGTTATTCATTATATATAACTGATGGTATAGTTAGAATATGTGCCTATCGGAAGCGCATTACTATTATTAGTATAATTTATACCAGGCCCTATTAATTTCCAGGTACTGTCAAAGCTAGAAAGAGAAAGAGTTATACTATTATCTTGGGATATATATATAAAATAATCAGAACGATTTAAAATTGTTTGCTGAGTTGTTACATTATCGAACATACTTACACTGTAACCGAAGTTATAAAGATCAAAAGAAGCATATCCGTCATAAAAGCCTATATTAATACCTCTATTTAAACTAACACTTACCTGGGCTGTATGCTGTCTGTTAGCTGTAGCAGGTTCAGCAGTAATTATAGGTGGAGGGACGTAAGGCTCATAAACTGGTGGAACATATGGCTTAAACTCACATTCAGTAACTAGACAGGTATCATTAATTACCGGCGACTCAAGTATATTTACTGAACTAGTAGGTGGTACATAGGTAAATACCTCTCTACCTTCTACTGTAAAATTACTAAAACGTATAGTAGGCTTAGGAGCAGTACCAGAAACTGGCTTAGATATTGTAACTCCTGGTCTAAATTTACTAGAAAGCGATCTACTGAACGTTACATCCTGCGTTAAGATATTAACAAAGTCTTCTGTAGGGCTGTATCTAAAATCTACATATAAAGTCTGACCAACATTACCTAAACGTGCCCTTATTGTCTTCTTTCTTGTCTCAAGTATATTAAAATTAAAGGCTGATAAAGAGCGATTTATTGAATATTCATTCCAACTATATGAAGGTCCTTGGCCACGGACTGCGATTGAGTTTAACTTACGATTTATATCTAAGTCTCCATCTCTTATAGTCGAACCTAACGAGCTCAAAGACAGAGCAAAACAACCAGTAGTATCTAATCCTACCCCAACTAAACCTTTATCGGTACCACCATCCGAACCAGAATAACCTAAGTCAATGTTGTTACCACCTGAGAGAAGTGAAGCTTGAGTGGTACCAGTTGAATCCTGTAGAAAGAGACATATTCCAAGCTGAGAGTTTGCAGGTATGCTTGTTGCATAATAATCGAAAGACCATACTATATCATAATACGGAGAGAGAGCCTTCTCGTATATCTTAAAAAGTTTAGCATTAGGATCAAGAGTAGGATACTCCATACGTATTATTTATCATTGTTGGCATTTATAAAGACACACGTTAGAGTATTATTGTCTTTGAACCTACAACAACACACTAGTTTATAGTTTAGCCGTTTATATTCTCTATAGATCGTCTTAAAATGCTCTACATCGACATTCAAGATAATACTTTTTCTTGTTCTATCTATTAAGATATAATTTGTAAACTCCTGACCTACTGCATACGCTCGATTAGGTATATCCACATATATATTTATGACTTTTCGTGAAATAATATCTCTTTTACCTTCGACCTCAATAGGTTAGCTGCATTATAATCCTCTATCTCATCAATAGAAAACCTAACCTTATTAAGAAGCTTTTCTATAAGGAGAAAATCCTCAAAGGTAAACCCTTCAACTAATATTTCATTCATATTATAAAGTATACCCTACTACACGAAGTACAACTGCGTCACTGTAGTTTACTGGAGATCTAAATGCCATAACAAGGTCACCAGTACTACTAGCAGATAACGGTAAAAATACTTGACTAACGTTACACTCTGGAGTCCTTGGGTTTATTCCAGGTCCGTCAAAACCTTTAACATAGCTAACTGTGTATTCTGTTGACCCCACTAACCGGGGATTACCTACTGTCAGTAAGTTTTCATTAGGAGCTGAAACTATTAGTCTAGGTAAACGATCAATTGTGGCATCTCCCTGAACTTCGTTAAACTTAGTAACTCTACTTTCAATAATTAAATTCTTAGCATTGCTCGGTATAATTGTTGCAGGTGTTGCGATACCTGATAAAAGAGTTGTAGCATTTGAAACAATTGCAGGTAGCTGAGTGATAAAAGGATACGCTGATATAGTTCCAAAAAAGCTCTCAGGTGTATTAACTGTTAGTCCTCCACCGTTAAGAGGGTCTGCTTCACTAGAGTGTGTATAGAAAGTAACAGGAGTCTTTAAAAAGACGATAGGTGAAGTAGCATTATAGGCAATGTTAGTACCTGCTGAGGTTTCATTACCTGTTGGTATTTCTGGTGGCGGTGATGCTGGATTTAACACTCGGCCGAAACTATCTATTTCAAAAGCTCCAGTAATAGTCTGCGATGTAGTTAGTTGAGGCAAGCTTACTATATGATTACCTGATAGAGCAGTGACTATATTACCTGTTGAAGTAACACCATTAAGTAGAGAACTAAGACCACTAGTAAAAGTTATAGTAGAACTAACTATAGGATCCGAAACAGCCTTTATAATATAGAGCATTCCTGCAGCACTTAAAGTGCTAACGCTAGTAGTTCTTGCACATAATGAATAGACAGTTGAAGTTGCAGGACTACTACCAGTACCGTAAATAGCTTTATTAATAAGATCTGGAACCTTAAAGTTAGTAGCATCACCACCGTATGTTGAACCAATAACAGCATATAGCTGTGGATAGGAAGCAGTTGCAACTGTCTGTCCATTACAAAGTAACCAACCAGCTGGTGAATTACCTGCAGATGCGAAAGGCATTATAGAACCAACTGGAATTTGACCAGCTGTGCCCGGTACAAAGAGTGTTGAAGATTGGGTAAGATTATCCCATCGTAAATTACCAGTTACGTCGCTAGTTAGATAAAGATTGGATGCAATAGCTAAAGGCCATTCATAACTAACATTATTAATCTTTAATTTACCAGGTAAATTAAGATATTCCGTATTACCGTGCGGCAATATAGAATTAGTATTTATTACTTGAGTATTTAGCGCAATAGCACCATCATTAAAAGTTAGCGAATTACCTACAATACCTGGATCAATATTGCTAGCAGATATAACTCCTACAGTAAATGTATTACCAGCTTGTACTAATGTACTATCACCTGTAGTATAAACACCGCCTATAACTTCCCAGTTATTAATATCCGTAGTATCACCACTTTTAAACCTGTAGAGTAACTTATTATCATCATCAAATGCCTGGTCACCAGGTGAGACGTTAGTTAAAGTAGTTACATTGCTAGTTGAGCCAGCGAACACATTTCCTATTAATATACCACCTGCTGTACTGCCATCACCTACATATAACTTTTTTGTATCAGTAGTGTACCCCAACTCTCCTTGTGCTAGAACCGCACCTACTCTATCAGCATTATTACCTCTCCTTACAAGAAGTCTTAATAGTGAATTTTCAAATATTTCAATTTTTGCCATGTTAAGATTTTATATTAGGATAGTAAAGGTGCAGCTGATAATGATGCAAATCTAAAGATTGGTATAGCTAAATCTCCGCTTGATGAAGTATTAATAACTATAAAACCAGCCGAGCTTACACCTACCATGTCTGTTACTCCATTGGTAGTTATGTCTGTGTACCGAGCCTGGAAAACTTGCTGATTAGTAAATTTATCCTGATCTATAGTGCCATTGTATGCAACCCCAGTACCAGAATTACTACCAGATAATATAAATCCAAACATTGAAGAGCGACTGGTTATTACCCCATCTGCATTATAGTTTATATTATCAAATCTAGTACTAACACTACCAGCATGCTTAGCTTTAAGAGATATAATACCTCCTGTTGACTTTAAACTAACGTTATCTACATCTTGCAAGTTAGCTCTTAACGCACCATTTACAACCTCTAGACCTGCACCGACAAAGTTACTGCTTAAAGAGGTTGTACTAACAGTACCTACTGGAAGTTTAGTGATTGTAAGTTGTGACCCTAAATTGTAGCCGAAATAGTTAGGGTCAAAATTTACGTTTATTTTACTACCGTTGCCGCCAGAGATAGAATTGCCGAAAGCTGTGCTACTTATACTATTCTCTGTAATACCTTTAACAAATAATTTGTTAGTAGTACCATTAATACCTATAGTAACATTATCAACATTAGCGGATAGACCTGTACCGAACGACAGACCACCATTTGCCATTACAATTGACGGGTTTAGTTTTGTATTTCCAATTGCCGCGTCTGGAATACTTAATATATTAGTACCCGCAGTATACCTAATAACAGATCCATCTACTTTAGGACTTATATTTACCCAATGACTAGTATTCGAATAATCTGTGCCAGTTAACTGATACATCAGTGATTTCTCAACTACTATATCATTCTGAACTGCCCTAGTTATAGTTATTCTACCCAAGGTACTGGCTAGAGGAGGATGAATAACACTGCCAATAGGTCGTCCTCCTGTTGTAGTACCATCTCCTACAAACACTCTAGCGGTATCTGTGGTGTAGCCTAACTCTCCTTGCTCTAAGATTACCGCTTTACGTTGTGAATCAGTTCCTCTTCTTATCTTTAGTTTAATGATGGTTTGGTCAGGCATAATAAATATTTATACCAAACAGTTAAAAAACCCACCCATCTAAAGTTACTGATCTACCAGCTCGATTATATCTTCCAGCTATTTCTATCTCGGTCATGTAAATATGGAATTCAAAGAGAGATACTGAGTTTGTAGGTATCTTAACGATTTGTTGATTACGGTATACATATCGATTATTATCTAAACGAGCTACTTCTTTAGTATCATTACTGTCTACTCTCGCTTTAGCTATTATCTTAGAATCTTGTCGCATTTGTGTTTCGAATTCTCTCGAGCCAGAATGTATAAAAAGCTCTACAGTTATTATAGCATATTTAGCAGGTATAGTCGTAGTGGCTGGTGCATCAGCGTAAAATCCAGATTGTACAGCCCAGTTAATATTAAAGCTCTCTACAGTTGACGAATTCTCTCCAATACCATTAACATCTGTACCTAAGCCTCCACCATAGTCAGGTATAATGCTAACTGGATTATCAAGAATAACAATAGTAGGTCTTGATTCTATCTTTGTAATAACTCCACCTGTACCCACTGTTATTCTCGGATTGTCATATACCCCCGCAGGAATTGCAGATCCACCTATAAGTTCTGAAAGATCTCTTAGCTCAAGAATACCTGCTACACTAGATCTGGCTACAACCTGTTTCTCTGCGCCATCTGTGTTAGGCATTCTTAGCTGACCTGCATATAAATCATTAGCAGATAAAAGACCTGAGACTGTAGCGCCTTGATTAGATCTGCCTACTGAGAGAGCTGATTGAAATCCTGTACCGTCATATACTGGCTTTAATCCAGCAGATGGAATAGATTCTCCATCCGCATGTAAGACTCCCTTGTAAGTGGCGCTAATATTAGTGTTAGTCAGAGCATTCGGCATACTATTATTTAAGATATTATTCTAATATCAACGTACCTTCTTGAAGATTGTAAACGGGTATTAATCCGTTACCATAATCTATATTAGATAAGCTTACTAGCTTAGATTGCAACTCATATACACTTCTAAAGGCTCTATTTATAACTCCAAGTATTGCCTTCTCGTTGTCGTGTATATAATATTGATTAATGTCATTTTGATTAAAATTATTAAACTCGATATTATAGTTATAATCTTCTAGAGTAAAAACCCCTGCATTATCATATGAGCCGGTAAATCTACCTACTAAATTATTCTTTAGTGTATAAACATCGTTTAGTATTTTATAAATTTCTTTATTTATTGTAGGTGTCTGAACATATTCATCACGATTTATAGTAAGCTTTGAGGCTCCATAGTTAGGGTAAGTATTATACTTTGTAACTTGCTTAAATGTATAAGACTCTTTAAGGACATACAATCTACAATCTGTTAATAATATTATATCATCTTGATTATTGTAATTGTCTATAACTCCCATACCTCTAAACTTATTATCCACCAAAAAGGCATTCTCACTATCAGAAGGTGAATCGAAAAAATTCCATAGAAAATTAGCCTTATCGAAATCTACATTAGTTAAATTCCATATATACGTTATTTCTGGATTATAAGAAGCAGACCATAACCCAAGTCTTTCAGATTGATATCTACCTAATATTTTTTCAGGCCTATTCTTAAGCTTTTGAAAAACATTTAAATCAGTACAAATATACCAGTAGTTATTATTTGCTTTAGCGAAAGAAATATTTTTAACAATCTCTTTAACACCATTAACTACTGCAAGCTTTTCCTCAAGTATATACTGTTCTTGTAAAATAAATTCACTGTCATATACATACAGTTTCATACCATCATTATAGTATGTTAATAAATAAAGTCTGTTCTCTAGAGCATCAAACTCCATAGCAGCCAAAGGCTCTCTCCTAAATGGAGGACCAGAAAGACGTTTTATATAATTAAACTGGGTATTAAAGACCTTGCAGGTGTAGTTACCAGAGTCATAAACCACTAAATGAGTATCGTTACAGCAGATATTACTCGGACCATTAAATCTAGAAGGGTCAGTCGAATACCCTGATCCTCCGAGAACTTCAATAAAATTACGCTTGTTCGCGAACGCTACATCTTTATTGTAAAATCCTGATACTTCATATTTTAAAATATTATTATTAGCAAAGTCAGATATAAAAATATGACTAGTATTAAGACATATACTATCTAATTTACCAAACGGTAGCTCATTTTCTACCGTTTCATACTTATCTGATTTTTCGATAAAATTAGTTGTAGTTAAATCTGTTGAAAGAGATATAAATTTAGTATCAGATATTCCGAGTATAACATATGTATCAGTATTACCTGCATATTTTACACTAACATACTTTTTAATATTACCTAAATCAACATAATTTTCAACATTTGTAAACTTAATAGTCTGTTGAACAGTATTACTACTATAAAGAGTTAAATTTTCTGCACTAGAAGTAAATGTTGTTGTATTAATTGTAGATGGTGGTACACCTAAGTATCTAATATTATTAGAAGCTGGCAAATCATTATTTGGAATAAACATACGTGAAAAAACGTAAGTATTATTAATGTGTAACTTTCTTAACCTGTCTTTAATTAAATTAAATGTTAGGTAATCGTTTGCCTCAAAAGAGACATCTTGTAAGCTGTAAGGCAGGGTTACTGTATCACCAACTAACCTATCGTAGGTAAAATTAGATAAAGCTAAGTCAGTTGAAAACAATCTTTTTGGTTCTAATAACTGTTGTGTATAATATGACTTTGCGACACCATTATTAATTTCAACCAACCCTGTGTAATTAGTACCCTCTGTGTTTAAAGATATATACTGCTCATTAAGAGTACCTAAACCAACTGCTACATTTCCATTTAGAACAACTATATCTTCTGGAAGAGGTGTATAACTATAAGCATTCCACGATACATTTACTCCGCTTATGGTCTTATACACCGTGCTCATATTAGCATCGTAAGTATATTCTGGAGAATATACAATATCTTCAAACACTGGTGACCAGTATACCTCAACACCTCCAATAGTTGCTAGAACTCTACCTTCAGGCTCATCATAAGTAACCTCTATAGTACCATGATTCTCTTCAACTACTTCCCATTCAACATAATATCCGTCTATAAACATTCTGACGTAGCCGTCTGCAGAGTATATTAACTCTGAAACAAAGTTACCATAGTCAACCACACTGCCTCCAGAGATAGGAGATACTCTTGCACATGTTATCTCTTGATCTAGAATAGCAATGTTATACTCGTTACCATCGCTATAGAATTTTTTATAATTTGTATAGTCTATCATTTAAAATCAATAAAGTTAATATTGTTTATATAAACACCAGCAGGTAGTATAGATCTTGCTTGAGATAAAATATCATTTATAATATTTTGTCTAAAATCAGTATCCTCTACTTTTAAATTTTTAATATTAATGTCAATAACCTTGCTACTACTTGTCTGTGAGAATCTAAATAATCTCTCTATCTCTTCTGTATTGTTACGTTGACCAGCAGGTATAGACAGAACTAATTCATCTATAGCCTTACCAAACATATTAATTGCGTATATTTCCGTATCATTAAGAACTTTATTAAAGAATAGAAAATTGCGTATTCTTGTATCCTTAATAAAGTACTGACCAGGTTGTTTTAAGTAGGTCGCTAAATCAATGCCATTAAAAAATCCTAATGTACCTAGGAAAAATTCTTCATGAAAGATGGTTTGATACTTATATTTTCCAGGTGGAACCTGTAAATTTGAATGCTTTACTCCATCAATAAACAAAGTTATATTACCTTTAACAGAATCAAATCTATAGGAAAAATTATGAAATCCTTCATCTACAGTATTCATATCGAAATTAATAACTTTACTTACAATCTCTTCAGATGATAGGTAATTAGTCAAGGTAAGTTCAAACTTTAAACTATCAGGTATATAATTTAAATCTAAATACTGATAATTGGTCTGTGTATAATGTTTTATTTCTGACGAGAAAGGAATATAAGATCCACTTAATGGTAAAAGTGTAAATGTATTTAAAAAGTTTGAGTCATATATATTAAATTTTGCTAAACCTAGCTTTTTATCCTCTGTTAATAAGAGAGCTGATGTGTAAAATATTGGCTCGCCAAATCTATACTCCTTAATAAAATCAATATCTAAAATTTTAATATTTTCTGATGAGAGGCTATTAGAAATACTTGATAATGAGATACTAGCTACAGATTGTCTATTCTGACCATAAACTAATATCTTGTTTTTATAACCTACATAAATATTATTATTTTTATCTACATTAAAATCAGTAATAGTTATATCTGAAGCAGATAAACTGTTAGAAACTGTAACGAATTGCTTTGAGGCTCCACCTGGCTGAAGATTAAGCTTATTAATTATCTTATCATTAATACTAAAATAAATGATATCAGACTCCCTGCCAGTAAACCTTATTTTTCTACCCGGTGTATTAAACAATTTATTATCATATTTAAAGATACTTAGAGCCTCGTAAGGTCCAGGTACCTTTTCCTTATCGAAGCTATACCAACGCTCACTAGTAACATGAGTTGCCTGCAGGGTTAATTTATCTAAATCAATACAAGTTCCTTCGGCGCCGCTAAGGACGTTTTCATTTACAAGAAAGGTTATAGTATTCTCTTCTTGTAAATAACTTTTATAAGCTGATAGGTTATCTATAATCTCCAATTTAATTTTATTACCTAGCGGATCAACCTTATAGACATAACCTCCATTGCAAATTACAAAAAAGTTTTCAAGAGCTTTACCCGGTATTATGTCTCTTATATTTCTATCAAACTTAGTCGATGATATGTAGACATGATCAGTGTTATAAACATATAGGATATTATTTTCATATGTATATATAAATGGTGTTATGATAGTATCACTACGTACACCAAAACCGGTATTAGTTTTATTACCAGCAATCTGAAATCCATAATCTGTACTCTGATCAATATATAAATCAAAACTAACAGTAAATTGACCTGATTTATTAACTTCCGGAGAAACTATATATTTATTGTATAATAAACCATTATAAGTTAATGTATTAGAATCATAAGCATTGTCTACATTGTCTATATCGTAGTAATTATTAAATCCAGATAATAGAGGCTTACTACTTGATACAATATTATTAATATCGTCAACTCCTATTCTTTCATACTTATAACTAGTACTAGGCTCTAGAGCTAGAGAGCTAGTTAAATCTATAATAGGTGTACTAGTATTACTATCATTATAATAACGGTCTAGCCAGATACCCGGATTATTATTTGATCCTGCTGAAAGCCAGGTACATAAATATCTACCGTTGTTAAATTGAGTAGTATATCTACGATTGAGATACATTTTATCTGATACAAGAGGTGATGGACCTCCGCAACTTCCATTTGATATAAAGTCTGTATCGTTAATATTAATTTTGTCAAACGGATACATATTATCAGGTGTCTTAAAAAAGGTATCAGTGCCTTGTTTAATTACTAAGTCTTTATTAAAGAAAACATAATTTAAAGTAATGTTTTTATTACCTTTCTCCTGATTGTTACCTGTATATATTGATGTATAGTTTCTAAAGTCTACATCTGGTATATTTTTATCTGCTGATAAAAAGTTAGTCCCTGTATTAACAAATCCTTTTTCTGTTCTATAATTGTTTAAGGTTATAAAATTTAAATTAAAGTAATCTGAATTCTCTAGATTATAATTTGTGTGTAGAAGATATTGAGAAGGTAGATCATATCTACTTTTTATATTATCTGGAATTAAATTATTAAGTTTAGTAGGTACGTAAGATATCCAACTTGTTGAATTTTTTGTATCAACTAGTGTATAGTTGTAATTAATATATATTATACTTGAATTTTTGTTAGCCGATAAATCATCTACAGATGTAAATTTTAAAGACCCGTTATCGTACACTAGAACTCTAACTGTATCGTCTGAAATAACTTTATAAAGAGTTAAGTATCCTTTTGTATCTAACTGATATCTAAATACGTCATTTCTTTCTACACCGCTAATACTTCTTGGATCTATATTTGAAACATAACTAAAGAACGTTAGGTTATCAGTTTGTTGTATATAGTTAAGAAAGAAATTTTTAGAATCTGTATTATGCTTTACTCGTAAAAGCCTATTATCTAAAAATTCTAATTCAAACTTAACCCTATTATCAAAAGCTGTTGAGCTTAGACTCTTAACTGATACACCAGCACTAAATTCACCGGTTGTAGATATAGCTTTATAAGGTGAATCTATAACCATGCAAGAAGATGCACCTACTACGAGCGAATTAAAAATTAACGGAGTTGTTATCGTATAGAGCGGACTCTCTTGTTTAAATGTTCTAAGAAAATCTCTAGACGTCTTTTTTTCTGTAAGGTAATGTGATGTATAGTTGTTAATAGAGGAGTTGTTAACATTAGATAAAGCAGATATTTCTATTAAAGAAAGTCCATCATCATAGTTTATACGTCTCTGTTTAAACGCAAAAAAGGGATCACTATAAACAGCTGGTAAGGCATATATAGCAGAGACACTCTTAGTCTGTAAATTCATTACTATGATTATTTATGCACAATGAGTCAATTCAGAAAATGACTTACTGTAACATTATCTATTATCATAGTACGGTAGATCGTAGTCTTTATATAAATCTATAATATTACACCCCTCGATAGTGTTATCATTAACTATAATAGGTGACGAACCGTACCTATTATAGGTATCTAGAGCAGTAATATATGTTTGCTTGCTTAATTTACCTTCTAAATTTAAAAAGGTATTATTAGTTGAAAGAGGCATTATCTGAGCACTCAATATATCTAAGTCTCCCACTTCGTCATAGTAAGAAGCCTGATAAATATTAATAGGTTGCTCAATCTTTAATATATTATTATTCTTATAAATAATAAGCATCTGCATTAAGATACTAGAATTAAAAAAACTAGTATTATTATAATATAAGTGTGATTTTGAAGTTAATATACTACCTAGTGGCTTATCAAAGACAATTTCATCTAGAATATTTGCAGTTTTATAATCTATAAATACTGGCTTAGTATAATTCTCAACTAGTGTACCATCACCCCAATCTATATCTAAATATAATGCCTCAGAGTCGCTCTCGACGATATTACTTAGTATATAAGTTATATTAGTCTTAGACTTTATATCAATACCTGGTAAGGTGACGGTGTCACCTGAAGTAAAACTAGATACATTTACTGATAAAGTTAAGTCTCTCATATAATTACCTCTGTTCCTGATATGGTTCCTGCATTAGTACTACCGCCAATAATAGCGAAATTTGTATTTATAAAGTCAGTAGTCCTTGCCATGTTAGCGTGTTTATACCATTTACAATCTAGAAAGGAAACTAATTGATCACTTGTTATCTCGAATGTGTAATCAACTAAATGGAAGTGATTGTTATTATCTATTAACAAATATACTAGTTTATAAACATCGTTAAAAGAGTTATAAGTTAGTATAGGTTTTTTAATACGTACAGGATTAAAATTAAACTCATTATCAAACTCATCTAATAAGGTAAATAGGCCTGAGAGCTGACTTACTTCTGTATTTGTCGGGAATAGTTGCTTAGTTATATTATCACTAATATTATGCTGATATATATAAGGTATAAACAACTTATTATTACTATTAATAAGTTGTATATCTGCTACGTTAGTTACCAGCTGACCGTTTGAGTCTATAATAGCGGGTATAATTTTGCAAAAGTTTACTGTCTTTTCCTTTTCATTAAAGAAACGTTGTGAAAAAACGTTAAGTGGAGAAGCAGAAGCTATGCTATATACAGTATTTGATGTACTTGGCTCGATATACTTATTATTTTCGTATAATATTTTATCAAATACTAGATAACTAGGTGTCTCTATACATATTGTATTATAGAATATCTCTAAATCTTTAGGATTATTGTATATCTCTGCTTTAACAGCTGAACTGTACTTACTAAATGTACTACTTAGAGCATCAATTAAAGATTTTGATTGGGAATATCCTCCTGTCTTAACAAATATTTTACCTTGCAGTTGATCTTTATATGTTTGAGCTTTATATGTGTCATCTCCAGTAAGTATAGACATTGCGGTTATACCAGTGTCATATATAATGTTACTTCGAGGTATATTTTCTGTATAGGTGTCATCTTGATACTCATCAAAAACATCTGTAAAATTACCTCCATCGTATTCAACAACGCTGGTACTTGATAGAGCTAGTCTTGTATCTAGTGTAAACACTGCACTCAAACTTAAATTAGTAGAATAGTCACGTGCTATCGTTGGCGGCGACAGACTAGAAGCACCGCCATCCATTAACTCTTCATAATAATATACTAGATCTCCTGGATAGTTCGTATAACCTGCGTATATAGGATCAGATACAGGTGATCCACTATCGTAGGTAAAGCTTTTACCATCCTTTATCTGCTGAGTTATTTTTTCTGGTTGAGCTGAAACACTAATAAACCCAGAATCAAGAATATTAAACGTATTAATTACAGTTTCTGGCTGTATATCAAACCAATCATAAGGAAATAAGTTCCTAAAGCTGAGAGTATAGTAGGGTAACGTTAGGTTAAATGTTGGAGACGAACTCACAACCGCAGTTCTAGTTGTAAATTCATATGTAAAATTGTATCCTACATTTGGATCTCTAAAAATATAACCATCTAATTGTAAATATTTAAAGGAGTTATCTGAGTCGAGACCTTCTATTTGGTTTTCTACTGTTTTAAAGGTTTGTCCAAACTCATCTTTAAATAAAGCATACTCATTGCCGTATATATCATACTGTATCTTAGTTATATAACCTTTGTTATATAAGTCACTAAAATTTAAATTTATTTCAAAATTATTAAACGTTTTAACAGTGCTCTGTTCAGTGGTATAATATGGAGAAAAAGTTTGATCACTCGACTGGATCTTAGGTATACCGACAGCAAACCCACTAGAGATATTTTTTACATCAGGTCTATAATCATGTATATATACTAAAGGACTATCCGCTAAGCTGTTAATAGTAACGTTGCCATATATATTAGGGTCTGGAAAAACATATATCTTATTACTCTCTAACTTGCTTTCATCTATTGTAAATCCGAAATTATTTGATTTCAGCTGAAAAATACCTTGTGTATCAGGCGTAAAAAATAACCCGACGTTTCTAAGTAATTTAACTTCGCTTGATCTTACAGTAGGGGTTGCAACTACCTGTAGATTATGTATATTATTTGAAGGTTTACTAGCCTTTATGAGTAAGCCAGTGGAAACTCTACCTCCAGTAGTATCAATATAATATAAATCAGCGCCTAGATATTTTTCTAAAAGCTTTTTCTTTAGGACAAGTAAATCACTGTTCGTCAAGCCAGTTACTCTTGAGTTATTAAGTAAGGTTAGAGGATTGGTCGGGTCACAAACTGGGTCAAATTTAAGACTAACATTAGCAATTAATGGTATCTCAACAAGAAATGCAACACTACCAAATATCTCTTCATATTGACTACTAGTAAAGAATAATTTTACATCGACCGGGACGTAATTTGATGTATAGTATTCTTTTAAGGTTCCGTTAGCTGCGTTAAAATCAGACTCTTCTTTATCGAGAGGTAAGTCAAAATAACTACCATACACATCAATATATTCTTCTATGTCTACTTTAAGATATTTAGATATACTGGAAAGAGTAAATCCTAGAGTTGAATATTGAGGATCATCTTGTGCAGAAAAAACATAGTTGTATATATTATCATACAACCCTTTCTCGAGAGAAGTCTCAGTGCCCTTTATTTTATTTCTATCGATAGAATACTTTGCATCATCACGTTTGTTTTTATAAAAAAGTATGACTTGTCGTATCTTCTCTACAAAAAACGGTATTGCTACATCAAGGTCTGCTGGATCACTAAAGTCAATATTATTAAGAAATTTTCTCTCTTTAACGGAGGTAAAAGTAACAATAATCTCCTTAATAAAAGTTACATAGTAATCGACATAGCTAAGTGATTGACTATTACGGGTAGTATTCTTAGAAGCAGACCAGTCTTTAAGGTAGTTTATATAAAAGCTATTATATTCTTCTGGAGAATAGTCTACCTTTGTCGTCGTTATAAACTCCAAAAAGGAAAACGGAGTAGTATTGTCCCTTGCAATTGAAAAATCTACATCAGGATTAGTAATTGAGTCTGGTACTAAATTTGTAGCATATGTAATTGCAGCTGCCATTTAGTATATTTAATCAAACAAATCGAGACCTTTATATAGCTGATTACTAATTAAATTAGCAATAATACCATCTTGCAGTGACCAATTGCTATATGAGGAAATAGTTGGGACTATAGTTGTATTAGTATCTTCAAAGTTAATAATACTATCCTTTATAGATCCCTCTACTGTAGGTATATGATTATAAAATGTATAATAATCTTTTATTTTTACACCATAACCTGTATCAGGTAAAACAAGACCCCATCCCCAGCTATCATTATAAGCGCTGATAGCATAACTATTAGAATTTACTGCACTTGTAGGCTGATAAGTACTAATAACTTTAAATATATTTCCAAATCTTTCATAAGCTACTAGACCTTGACCAGCGGTTATAGTCTGAAAAATAGATACTTCACTACCTAAATTTGTACCGTACACATCACTATTATAATAACCCCTTGTATCAAAATCTTCATTGTAAGCATTTACACTACCGAATAGTCTTGTTTTATTAATAGATAAAATATCTATTAATCTAGAAACT